GCGTTTCGCGATGATGAAAAGCAATCAGATGTCTATTGGTTGGCGTGGGAAGGCCTTCGACTAAGTGGAGTCACAGTCAAGCCATTCGGCTCAGACTTTCTCGAAACTCTTAAGAGTGTAGAGGTTGCAGAGTCTGACCCTTTGGCCTAGGCAGGGATAGCATCCACTATCTCATTGCTCGATTGAGCATTGAGACGGCTATCCCTCCACAATCTTTAATTGATTTAGATCCATCAATGCTTCAAATGTTACTGAAAGCGTTGAAAGACCGAGCGAAGGAGCAGAGCGATGCCTACAGAGCTAAAAGGCGCTAATGCGCTTCGTAAGGCTCTCAAGCAATTCTCGCCTGATCTAGATAAAGAAACTCGTGACGAGATGGTTGGATTCCTAAAGCCATTGGTTAAAAAGGCCAGAGGGTTTATGCCATCCAATGCGGCTATGCCATCTGGATTTGTTAAGCATGAAGTCAAGACTGCTAAGTTTCCAATGTATGACGCAGCCGAAGCACGTCGAGGCGTTGGCTATAAACTGACACCTACTAAGCCTGATCGGCGTGGATGGGTGCAAGCAGTATCAATTCACAATAAAACCGCTGCTGGGGTTATTTACGAATGGTCAGGCCGCAAATCAAATGACAAGTTCGTTTCTGTTCTTCCCGGAACTCTTACAGGTCAAGGACAGATGAAAGGCCGATCTATCTTTAAGGCTTACAAAGAAGATGAAGGTAAAGCCAAAGTTGGAGTAATTAAGGCGCTAGAAAAAGCAGCCGCCAAGTTTAACGCGAGAGGCAACATCTAATGGCTGAATTACGCATCCCGATTATCACTGAGTTTAAAGGTAAGAAGGCTTTTAAAGAAGCAAACACAGCCACATCAACGTTGCAAAAAGGCGTCAAGAAATTAGGCGCTCAACTCGCTATCACCTTTGGAGCGACTCAACTTCTCAAGTTTGCTAAAAATGCCGCTAAAGCCTTTATAGAGGACGAAAAGGCCGCATCGCGTTTAGCTATAGCCGTCAAGAATCTTGGTCTTGCTTTTGAAACTCCACGCATTGAAGAATTTATAAGTCAGTTAGCCCGCACCTCGGGGGTCGCCGACGACCAGCTTCGTCCGAGTATGCAAAAGCTTTTGACCACTACGGGCTCATTGGCTAAATCTACAGAATTACTTACTCAAGCCTTAGACATAAGCACAGGTAGCGGTGTCGATTTTGAGACAGTTGTAAATGATTTATCGATGGCTTACGTCGGACAGACTCGCGGCCTTCGCAAATACTCACTAGGACTTACTCAAGCAGAGCTTAAAACAATGAGTTTTGCAGACGTTCAAGAAAAACTCGCTAAACAATTTTCAGGTGCCAATGCTCAGTATCTAACTACTTACGCTGGCAAGATGGGCATTTTGTCTAATGCCGCCAATGAAGCAAGCGAAACCATAGGCAAGAGCCTTATGGATAGCTTGTCATTGTTAGCTGGTGAAGGTAACTCCATTCAACCACTAGCCGATTCTATGGGCGAGCTTGCTACTTACGTTGGAGATGCCATTTATGGTATAGCCGTTTTAGGAGATAAGTTAAAATCTTTGCCGGGTGCTGATCTTCTAGGAAAGATCGGCGGCGCAAGAGGCATTTTAGCTACCCTATTCCCTCAGGCTGGTGAGGCACTCAAACTTTTAGATGCTCTATCTGCTTATGGCAAAAAGTCACAAGGTCTTCCGGGTATGGGCGGCTACCCATCATCAGCACTTGGCCCGGGTTATGTAGATCCTAATGATGCAAAGCGCAAGAAGGCAGAAGCCGACGCAGCCAAGCGCGCTAAAGAATTAGCAGCTTTGCAGAAAAAAACACTTGACACACAGAAGAAACAGAATGCCCTGACTAAGGCTGCAAAAACTCTCGATCTTGATCGCATTGGTGTCACAGCCGCTCTCAAAGGACAGATCAGCGAGACTGATCGAATATCCCTTAACCTTCAACTTGCCTTGCTCGATAAGAATGAGTCGCAGGCACTCAAGTTATCTGCAGAATTGACTGAGGCAACTAAACGTCAGAACGATCTTAAGGCTGCATTACTGACAACTCCCGAAGCCCCAAACCCTTATCGTAACTGGATTCCACCTGTATTTAACGTGCCTACTGGTGGCATGGGTTCAACAATGGCTGGGGATTATTTAGGGCTTGGAGCCATAGGAGCTGGTGGAACCGCTAACTCGATTATGAACGTACAGGTAATTCTTGATGGTGACGTAGTCGGCGGCGCAGTCACAAGTGTTCAACAAAATCAATCTCTATCAGGAACCTTTGCTGACGTCAGCCGTTACAACGGACGCGGAGCGCCGTCAGTCAAATGACCCTACCTGCAACCATTTCGGTGACTTTTGACTATTCACAGGGCGCTACCTTCGGGCTAGGTTTCGTGATAGGTGATGACCGCTATGGCGTCATTGGCACAAGCGCATTCGGCGATTCTCTTACGCCTACCCCTACAGTCGATCTCAGCGATGTGACTAGATCAATCAAGATCAGCCGTGGTCGTAACATCATGCGTGATACCTACGAGGCTGGCAACTGCACAGTCAGAGTTCTAGACCCCGATTCGTATTTTAACCCTCAGAATGCATCTTCACCCTATTTTGGCTTCTTGACTCCACTTCGCAAGATTCGTGTAGCTGCAACCACGCCGACAGCTCAGCACTTCTTATTTTCAGGTTATATCGATTCATATAAGTATTACTATCCCGTAGGTCAAGAAATCGGATATGTGGACATCGTCTGCTCGGATGCCTTTAGACTCTTTCAGATGGCTAACATAGCAAGTGTGACGGGCGCCACAGCTGGACAAACTACTGGCACTCGCATCACAAAGATTTTAGATCAAGTCTCATTCCCTACATCGATGAGAATTACAGATACAGGCTCTACGACAGTTCAGGTAGATCCCGGAACAGATCGAACATCATTAGGAGCTCTCAAGGCTGCAGAGTTCGCAGAGCAAGGCGCATTCTTTATTCGCACGGATGGAACAGCGGAGTTTAAGGATCGATCAGATGTAGTTTCATCTTTAGCGGCTGCACCGATTGAGTTCAATCAGACTACTGGGATTCCATATTCTGACCTTAAATATGCCTTCGATGACAAACTGATCATCAATCAAGCCAGCATGACACGCATCGGTGGCACAGCACAGACGGCAGTCAATGTTGATTCATCGGCCAAGTACTTCCCTCATGGCACTACTTTGACAGAGATGATTCCAGAGACAGACGCTCAAGTCTTAGATATCGCCAAGATATATGTGGCAACTAGAGCCGAGACAACGATCCGCATCGATGGCATGACAGTCGATCTTCTCGATGTCGCAGTCCCTACAGACACAATGATTGGCCTTGATTATTTTGACAATGTAAAGATCACTAATGTTCAGCCTGATGGCTCGACAATTATTAAAACTTTGCAGGTGCAAGGTTTGGCATGGGACATCACCCCTAATTCAATGAAGTGCACAGTTACAACACTTGAGCCCATCGTAGAAGGATTCATTATAGGATCATCGACGTCGGGTATAATAGGCACGTCCATACTGGGATACTAGGAGAAGATAATGGCAGCAGGTTTAGGATACAAAGAATTTACGACAGGCGATGTCCTTACGGCGGCCGATGCCAATGGCTATCTAGCCTCTCAGGTGGTCATGGTCTTTGCGAGCGCTGCAGCTCGCACCTCAGCCATCGCCTCACCCCAAGAAGGAATGATGTCCTATCTCAAGGATACTAATGCCGTTGCAACCTATGATGGCGCCGCATGGGTAACTGTAGGTGGTGGCGGCGGTGGCAAAGTTTTGCAGGTAATTCAAGCAACTACAGTTACAGAGGTCTCAAATTCCACAAATACCTATACGGATACTGGTTTAACCGCAACTATTACCCCGTCGTCAGCGACTAGCAAAGTTCTAGTTTTGGTCAGTCAAAACGGTTGTTCTAAAACTTCCGCTAATTCAGATAATGCAATTCAGTTGAGATTATTGCGTGGCGCAACAAATATAATCGATTTTGCTACTTTTGGTTTACTTACAAATTCAGCTTTACGATTGAATGGAACAAGTTTTTCCGTAGATTATTTAGACAGCCCAGCGACAACATCAGCTACTACTTACAAAACACAGTTTAACTGCCAAAACAACTCGGCAGCAGTTTTGGTGCAATCAGTAGGTACCCCGCGTTCGACAATTACACTTCTTGAAATAGGTGCATAATGGCTAGAGGTTATGAAGTTTTAGAAATGTTGCTACCGCTTGGCGGTTGGATTATTACTGACAATGATTTTGACAGTATCGTGTGGGTTGATGATAGACCTCGTTGCACAAAGCAAGAATATCTAGATGGTTTTGCAAAAGTAGATGCGTTCAAGGCAGAACAAGAAGCTAAGAAAGCAAGCGAGAAAGCTGCACTACTTGAACGCCTTGGCATAACAGCCGATGAATTGGCTCAACTACTGGGATGAAGCCCGTACTATGCAAAGCTGGACAACAGCTGAGAGAGCAATTCGATGACACCTTCGCAGATCGTGATAGGCGTTCCGATGGTTGGATCGGCGATCTCCGTCATTCAGCGCGTCCTTCTGACCACAATCCTGATCCATCGTCAGGGGTGGTTAGAGCCATCGATGTCGATCGAGATGTTCATAAGTCAGGCAAGCCCGACCTCATGCCCGATATTGCAGATCAGCTTCGACTCGCGGCAAAGGCAGGCGAGAAGCGAATTGCCTACATCATCTTCGACGGACGAATTGCATCGTCTCGCATGGGCTGGCGCTGGCGAAAGTACACTGGGAGCAATCCGCATAATCATCATTGCCATATCTCTTTCACTAAGCAAGGCGATCAAGACGGCTCTTTCTTTAATATTCCGTTACTAGGAGGCAAATAATGGAACAGGCAAAATCACTCGCAGCATCATGGGCTCGCTCATTCTTAGCCGCTGCTCTAGCGCTATACATGGCAGGAGTGCAGGATCCTAAGACTTTGGCGATGGCCGGGGTAGCAGCTGTAGCCCCAGTAATCCTGCGATGGCTCAACCCATCGGACGCATCCTTTGGCGTGACGAAAGAATGAGTCAAGAAAACTTCTTCACTCTTTACTTTGCAAGCCTTGCAGTAATCGGTGGACTTGCAGGTTATGTCATCACGCATTTACTGTCTGAAATTAAGCGACTTAACTCGCGTGTCGATGAGATCTACAACATACTCTTAGAGCGATAATTTTTACATGGCTAAGAAGAAGGTCATCGACCTAGACACTTACAACGCGCTCGACGCATACGCTATATCTATGCATGAGTTCTATAAGTCTCTGCGTCGTGCTGGGTTCGCTGTTGATCTGTGTCTTGCGATTATCGTAGAGAGATCCGCGTATCCTGATTGGCTTCTACCATCGATTCCCGACCGAGTGGATCGCCTACCCTATGAGGATGACGAAGAGGACTAATGAAGCGCATAGTCATAGTGAGCGACCTACAAGTGCCGTTCCACGATCGACACGCAGTTAAGAATCTAGCCAGTTTTATCAGTAAGTTTAAACCGCATGAAGTAGTCACGATCGGAGATGAGATTGATTTCAACACCATCTCAAAATGGTCAGAAGGCACACCCGAAGCCTATGAGCAGACGCTTGGAGATGATCGCGATGAGGCTGTTCAAGTACTTTACGATCTACAGGTAACCCAGACGCTTCGGTCTAATCACACAGACCGCCTATACAATCAGATCATGAGGAAGATCCCCTCATTCCTATCCTTGCCAGAGCTTCGCTTCGAGAAGTTCATGAAATTTGATGAGCTAGGGATCACCTTTCATAAGAAGCCATACAATATCGCGCCGGGCTGGATTGCAGTACATGGCGATCATACTCCTATCAAGTCACAGGGAGGGCTCTCAGCCCTTGAGGCGGCTCGTAGACACGGGAAGAGCGTTATCTCAGGGCATACTCACAGGGCAGGCAGATCGTCCTTCTCAGAGGCCTCTGGAGGCCGTATAGGGCGCATTCTGCATGGCGTCGAGGTTGGCAATTTAATGGATTTTAGCAAGGCAGGCTATACAAAGGGATCGGCTAACTGGCAACAGGCATTCGCCATCATGTACGTCGATGGTAAGAACGTTCAGGTCGATTTAATCTACTTTGAGAAGGATGGAACCTTCGTAGTCTCAGGAAAGCGCTATGGACGATCTCGATAACGAGCTTGATCGGGATATTGACGATCACATAGATGACGCAGAATTGTTACCATTTCGTTATCTGAATATCTAGATTTTCCCCTTTGGGGTATGAGATGGTTAAGCCACGGATGAAGGGCATCCACAGAAAGGCTTAACAATGTTCGATACAGTTACTCAGGACGTTATAGCTCTTATTACTATCTCGGCGCTATGGTTTCACTTTGGTCGGTCGGTAGGTATTCGTGTAGGTTATCTCAAAGGCCGTAAGGCCGTTAGAGATTACTACGAATCCAAGGATAAGGTGAGAGTGTGAACGCAGGTGATTTCCTTACAGAAGCAAAATCAATCATTCAAGATCGTGGCATGGACTACGGACATCCAACGGACAATATGCAGCGAACAGCACGACTACTTAGCGCATACCTCGAAGTGCCAATCATGGACTATCAGGTCGCTGGAATTATGGTATTGGTCAAGCTCGCAAGATCAATGGAATCGCCTAAGGTCGACACCTATCTCGATCTCTGTGCGTATGGAGCAATAATGGGCACACTACATACACAGGAGGATGAGTTATATGTTTAACTTAGAAGATTATGAGACAGTAGAAGAACGTCTAATTAAGTTTTGGAAGGATCATCCAGATGGACAAATTCACACAAAATTACTTGATCAAAGTCCCGGCCGTTTTATTGTTGAGGCTTCTGTATATCGTACAGAGGCGGACATTCGTCCATGGACTACAGGACTTGCAGAGGAAACGATTCAAGGTCGAGGTGTCAATGCGACAAGCGCGCTGGAGAATTGTGAGACTAGTGCTATCGGTCGAGCGCTTGCTAACGCAGGATATGCAACAAAGGGAAAGCGAGCGTCACGAGAAGAGATGGTCAAAGTTAATAAGTCGAATGAAGTAAAGGCTAGCATCGATGAAGTAAAGGCTAAGATGGCTACTACATCTGGCGAATACATTCCAGTAGTAAAGGAAGAGGATCCATGGACTACCAAGTCAGCGACTATGCCGCCCACAATGGGGGAAGCTGTATCGATGGTGAAAGAGATCATTGGAGGCCAGACAGAGAAGGATATCCCACGCTGTCCTCATGGCGACATGATCTGGAAGACTGGTCAAAGCGGAACGGGTAAGC